GTGGCTCCTACCAACGCCCCTCCCCCATGGGAATTCAAATCTCCGGTTAGAGATATAAGTTGACCGTTCACGTATACACGGCGGGTAGCTGCTGTTGCTGGATTAGGAACAGTAACCGCTCCACATGAACGTAAATCTGCGACTCTATGTACTGGTATACTCATACTAACGGGTTCAAATCTATTCTAACTGTACTACGCAAAGTCATATTTCCTTGCGACTCTAAAGTGAGAGCACCTCCAGCTGTAAGCGTGAGGTCTCCCTGCGAACTAACAGTAATATCCCCGTCCGGATTGGTGAGCTTTACATCTTTTGCAGCAACAATGTTGGTGCCGCCCATCAAATATGCTCGCGTTTCTCCATCGACGTCAACTTGCGCATCCCCAGCCACGCTTATATCCGCATCTCCTTCAACCACTATACGCATAGTGCCTTTGAGATACACATATTCGCTGCCAACCATTATACTATACTTATCACCAACTGTTTTATCTACGCGCGTACCTTCGTTATCAATTTCAACATACGTTCCGCTTTTGTGGAAGATGTGTATACGCTCTGCACCAGGAGTATCATCAAATTCAACAGCATGACCACCCTCGGTAGTAAATGTTTTATTGTATGGATACTTCGCTGCATACGCACTATCGGGCTCTGGACCGGCCAATCCCTTTTCAATGTTATTCTTTCCGCGGGCCAGTTGACTGACTTCGTGATTATCGTCATTGCCGTCCGGTATACTAGCCAGCGTACCAAGTATCATTGGCAGCTGGGAATTATCACCGTCTGCAAAAAATCCAAATACGGTCGTTCCAACCATTAACCCCGTAGGAGATATACCCACTTCATTTATTCCAGCGCTTGTTGGGGAGTTTATGATAAACGCCCAAGGTAGCATATCTGTTGGCGAGTCGGTTTTACTCAAACTATTTACGTTGTACACCCTCACTCGCACTCTTCCGAGTTTCTTTGGATCGTCCCGGTCCTCTACAACTCCGAAAAACCACTTAAAATCATTGCCGTATGTGTTTATCATCCTATATTCTCCAATAACGATCCTCTCATCAAATCACAACTCATTCTATGGATTGGTGTGCCTTTTGATATTTGTATTTCATGGACTACCTTTTTAATCATATAATATCCGCTCTTACCTTTATCTAGTTCGGGTTGTCCATTAGTGTTGTTTTCAGCGCTGAAGTTGACGTATATTGCATCTCCTGCAGACAAGACGCGCTTGCCAGCCAAGCCTATCAACTGAGCGTGCGAAAATTGTTGAAATATTAAATTAGCGTAAGAACGCTTATCACCAAAACGATCGACGTGGAAGTTTGGTCTGGAGCTATCTACAGGAACAAAATATGTGCGTGAAGGCTTAGTGCTATATTTTTGTACAAAAGCAGTAGTGTGTGGAGCAGATTTGTTAAAGTATTCAAACGTCTTCATTTTATCTGCTAAAGAATATTCGTTGGTAGTTACTTTTTTTGTCATTAAATCAAAAGTATACAGCTTATTGTTAAACGCCCCATCATTGAGCTGTTGGAATATATCTGCTCGTTCGGGAGCTATAAAATTGAAAAGCACCGCACCCTTATCACTATTAGTAGCATCTTTCAAACCAACGTTACCATAGTTAAATGTTATCTCTTGCTTAGAGTACTTCTTTTTTTGATCTTCAAACATCGACACAAGGTCTTTAAAATAAAACCCATTTTTAGTTTCAAAGAAAAGCATTGGTGAGAAAGGAAACTTTACGGAAGTGCTACGCAAACGCAACATATCAATTGCCTGCAATGGCTTTGTGTTTGGCACTGTTATCTCTTGCACGCCTAACGTTGGGTCTTTAAATACAGTCTTGCTGCTTTTCAAATATTGCTTTACAATGTTATCAATAATATCAGAGTAAGGAGCTTTGTAGCTTTTCTCAATGAGTGTGGCTGCGTTTTGAATTACTTCTGAGCTTATACATTTGAGTGTATAAAAGGTTGCATTATTACGATCATTGGTCTTGAGATTGCTGACTGCATATACAGCAAACTTATATTTAACTCGAGCATCGACGTGGTCGAACACAAACTCAACATCTAATGTTTCTTCTCCTATAATTGGAAAAGTCTGCAATAGATTTATGCCATCCATTACATCCACTTCTGCGGTAACATATGGCGATAATACATCCTCTTGTATTCGTATTGCCAACGTCTGCGGACCTATTACTTGAACTTTGCCTGAAGGGCTAGTCAAAGATAATGTATCAATGCTTACATTATCTGGATCATACTGTTTCATTCAGCAATTCCTTATGCGTCTGAATAGCCTCGCGCGCAAAGTTTGGTAGTAATGCTTTCAGCACTTTTCTTTGCTCGTTGCGTTCGAGCTCGTACTCATAATAAGATACAGGACCCCAATAAGCCTGTTCTTCCAAAGGAATGGATCTTGCCACTAACGTAGCTTCAACTAAGTTTCCGGTAATATCACTGCTCATGCCAATCACATTACCAGACGTGAATGTTCCGACAATATGATTAACTGTTACAATATTATTTTTTACTCTTACAACATCACCACTAGCTGCTACTACGCTACCACTACGTTGAATAACGTGTTCGCCAATTTGAAATTGTTTAGAATCAGCTAGCCGCAATTCAACAATTGAGTTTGTATGTGTAGTGGATTCATCTCTTCTGCGTCTATAGTAAAGAATGCGCCCAGTAGAGTCATCGACAACAGACTCCCAGTATTTTTTTACTACAGGAATTAGAGCTTCGTATGCAGCTACTGGCAACTGACGGTCATCTGTAACCCAGTTGTTGCGATAAAAGATCACTCGCTCAGAGGCTTCTGCGACAGATCCGTATTTAATTTTAATCATTTCAATGAAACGATCATGAGACAAATACCATTGATCATATGGATCGACGACATCATTAGAGTAATACAATAACCAATCGTAATACTGATCCCCATACAATTGATATGCAACTACATCTGGTCGTTCGCCTTCGTCGACGAGTACATCATAAAAATTAATGTAGTTTTTCTTTATGTCCTCACGCATGGTGGTTCGTTGCATTATGTTTTTACACAACGCACCATCATAATAATACAAAGGAAAAGATTGAAAGTATTTTGCCATATTATTTGATTAACTTTTCATAATCTTCCGCGGTGCGGATTTGTATTTCTTGAAATGAAATAGCCAAGTCTATTTCCACTGGAAGCTGCGTGCCTTTAAAGAAGGATGGTGTACCTTGCGGCGCATAGTTTACGTTCACACCCGTCACTACACATGGCTTAAATGCAAATAGCTTACTTACTCCGTCTGGAACTATTTCCAATAAACATTGATTTGGATAGCGCAAAAGCAACTTACCTTGTTTTTTAGGTAGCGACCTAGCTTGTATTTGTGCAATGATGTTTTGCAGCTCGGCACTTTCGTCGGGGCTGTTTGGGGACATTTTCCAAGCATATGTAAAGGTACGCAACTTAACGTTGTTGAACGCAACGGCCATATGAGGATTCAACGTAGCTCCTGTTGTTATATCGAACGCCGATCCCAACGTCGGTGATACACTTGACACAAGTCGACGAGCTAGCACCTGACGAAGATCTCCATTTTTACCAACTAAATTCTGAACAAGACCGTTGGTTTCTTGCTTCAGTTGTTGGAACACATCTCCATTTTCATAGGCATTTGCTACTCGCAAAAAGCTTTGCAACATTTCGCCGCCGAGCGCTCCCAGCTCGACGTTGCTGTAATCTAAAGACGTTGCATCGATCAAATTTGCTGGTAACGGTAGACTAATCATTAAATCATTAGCCACCACAGGTTCAATGGATAAGGCTACATCTCTGTCATACTCCCCGAACATCATATTAAAATGATAATTTTTAGGAAGATCTAACGGATACTTGTATGTCTTAACTGTTGTCGGTTTAGCTACAACAACCACTTCTTTCAATACATTCTGCGACTTACCTTCCGCATCTTTACTGCTGACTGCCTTTTGCACTGTGTTAGATTGACCCTTTTTATTATTACTTTCAACTACTTTGCTTGCTGGGCCAGTCTTGACGTCCGCTGAAGATGTTGCAGCAGGGCTAGCATTACGGGCGTTTGTTATGGCCGCAGCATCTCCAGTGCCCATTGGGTCCGAAAACGTAGAAGCGGCGGGCTCTTCTACGTTTGGTTTTGCGGAAGTGACTGTTTTCGTAGGTAAGTGAGTCGTGTTCAGCGAACTCGGATTACGGACAATGTCATTATAGGTTACTGGTCGGACCATAAATATTTGTATGAGTTATAATGGAAAATTTCGGCCACGACATCCTTCCAAATACAAAGGCGATAGTGGTAATATTATTTATAGGAGCCTTTGGGAACTCAGGCTTATGTCATATTTAGACACTCACCCTGACGTTATGCAGTGGGCCAGCGAGGAGTTTTGCATTCCTTACCGGTCTCCGATAGACGGCAGGGTGCATCGGTATTTTCCAGATTTCTGGATAAAGCAGCGGGATAAGCACGGAAATATCGACATCAAAGTGATTGAGGTCAAGCCACTTGCGCAAACTAAACCTCCCGTACCGCAAACTAGAAAAACAAAAAGATACATTAATGAGGTGGTTACGTGGGGAATAAACGAAGCAAAATGGAATGCTGCTAAGAAGTTTTGCGACACAAAAGGTTGGAAATTTGTGGTTATGACAGAAAAAGAGCTAGGAATAAAATGACATACGGCGTATTTCAAACAATTCTCAATGCCGGCATTAAGGCTGGAACAGAAGAAATGTCGACCAATCAAGCGCGGGACTGGTTTCGGCAGAAAGCAGCAACAGTCAAGGTAACGCCATCTTCGGTCATATCAACAGCCACCAACAAGACCACGTCAATTGAGAATATAATTGGCAGCATGGTATTGTTTTCTTACGACCCGAAGACGAAAGCTACATTGCCTTTTTATGATAGGTACCCGTTGATTTTTATCACCGGCGTTCTGCCTGACGGATTTACAGGAATCAATTTTCACTATTTGCCACTCACGTATAGAGCAATTTTGATGGATGGTCTTTATCAAATTGCCCTAGATGAACCGAACCCAACCAAGCCAACATACGAGCTGTTGAGATCTTACGCCAGGTTGAGGTACTACAAACCATGCTTCAAACGGTATCTAAATACGTACGTGCGCTCCAACTTCGCCATTATCGATAAAAGCGACTGGGACAAAGCGTTATTCTTACCGCTGGATAGATTCAAAAAAGCAGGGCGCGAGCTTGTCCACATCGATTCAATACAAAAAATAGTTTATGGCTAACTTTTCAGACAATTTAAACAAAACAATAGCACAAGGGTACAATACCTATGGCCAATTGCGCGCTATAGGGGATGCCCTCGGAATATTGTCAGGCGGTAAGCCGCGTGGCCGCTCATTGACTAGTATCGTTGGTGCAGAATTTAGACAAAACGGGGTCGCGAGACCTACTCTAGCTTTCACAGAAGTGGCGTTGCCTCCTTGCATGACACGAGATTCATTCGAATTTGGTGATAAACTGAAACCTGGTACGGCTGGAAACTTTATTGCAATGGCGGGATCGGATAGGGTTCGTTTTCTTTCATACCGCAACGATTCGTTTTCTACACCGGGTATGTCGATAGCGACTACCGATATCAGAAGATACGGTGTCGGTCCAACCGAAAAAAAACCATACGGCGTAATATACCAAGACGTGACTTTCAACTACATTCTTGATACGCAAAACAGCCAACACAAATTCTTCTATCGCTGGATGGACAGCATTATAGATCACGATCGTAAAACATCGGACGTTAGTAGACCAACATATGAAGTTGGATATAAAAAAGACTTCCAAACTACAATC